CACTAGACTTACGGACATGGAATTGAACTTCTGTTCCGTCTCCAGATTTCCAAGAAATATTAACCAAACCTGTTCGCTCAATGTCAGAAATAAACGAATCTGTATATTCTGATGAAGGAAATTTAGCCACAAAATTCATCTTCTCTGGATGATCGTCCGCAGTAGATAGTGGTGTTGTTTGATCTGCCTCTGTTAATTTATTTGATAATTCATGAAAATTCATGCCGTTTGTTCCTTCCCCGAATATGTCCTTACGGTGCAGTAGCAACAAAAATCTGTGATATAATATTTCGTCTGTTAATAGATATTCAAATACTCTATCAACTGTAGAAAATATTTTGTTTCTTAATAATGGATTTGATCCACTCTTTTCAAAATCTCTGAATGCTCGCTTGGTGAGAGGAATATCTCCTGTACCACCAGTGGCCAGACCAAATCGCAAAAGTCTGTTAAATCGCGGACCAATAACTCCGCCTTCGTCTTCGGTTAACATTTCAACATAGTCAAAAATGCCATCTTGTTCAAATCGCTCGTTTATCTTCATGCCTTTGCGAACGGCATTGTATAAAGGCTTGGCAATCTTTGCATTGGGTGCGCCCTTCTTGAAACTAACAAAGTCGCCCTTACTTGCAGCAGCACGCATTTTCGATGCACTCATTCCAGATACGTCTTCGGCATCAGGGTCACGATCTCCTGCACTCACCACATCAATTTTATCGAACGTATAGTCTTTCTTGTTGTATCTATTCAAGAGAGTCTTAAATTCATTGATTCGATCAGACCCAGCCAAGAGTGTCAGATTTTTATAGCCTTCTGCTTCAAGTTTTTGTACAGCCTTGATTAACGTATTAATCCCCTCATCCGAAGAGATTTTCCTGGCGTGACGCGGAAACATCTTCCGCATGAACCGGACCTTCTCTTTGAAAGTGAGGGGATTCTTTTTTGGGTCTGTAGATTTTGTAGGATAGATACGATAATCGGCACCGCGCTTCTTTGCTTCTGAAACGACAGCCGTGATTAGCTTTTCATGCCCTGTGGTTGGGGGATTAAATCTACCCCAGGCCAGGACAATGGAATCTGTTTTGGCCTCATTCAAGGTGAGGTCCTGATATGTTTTCTTCTGCATTCTCGGGTTTCCCTTGGGCTTACCGGTTTACATTATATATGTAGTTACTATTTATATTTTCTTGGACTGGCCCGGCGTTTCTACGTCGGATTTAGTCCTAAAAGCCTTGAGTCGTTCTACTTCAGCCTTTCGTATCTTGGGCATCAGCTTCTTTGAAATTTTCTTGATGACTGCTGATTTCTTTTCTAGCTTCTTGCTGACTGCAATCCTTTGGGCAATAGATAATTGAGATTTTGATTTTCCGGCCATCAGCTTCTTGGTGAGAATGTTTCTGGCTGCAAGAATCGCTCGTTTTGTCAACTGGTCACGGTCGGCCATTCTTCGTTGCTTGATGGCTTTCTTTTTCTGAATCTTCTTACTCAGCCTAGACATTCTTCTACCCATTTGTCTGCGCTGAGCCATAGACATAGCTTCGTCTACGGATTCTAATTCAGATTCTTCTTGCCATTCGTCGAAGGATTTCATTATGGATTATCTACTCCTATTACTGATACACTAACAGTAAAATCGTCCAGAATCTCAGTAAGGTCCGGATCCGTAGCTGAACTATGAATAAACCTAAAATAGATTGGTGAATCTACGCCAAGAAATATTCCTTCAGAGACAGGGCTGGAATCGCCGTACGTCTTGAAGGAAGTGCCGGTCCAACATTTACCTAATTTACCATTGCGAACATGTTTTAACCCAACCAATTCACCAGTATCGAATTTGCCGCCACGAACCTTACCTTCGCAAGTATCCGCATCTGAACATCCCATAACCCTATATCTCCAGAAATTAGTTGAAGCGTATATGTACGCACCCTCAACCTGAGTATTACCTGGTAGGCTATGCAATAAACTTGAAATTATACACAGATTAAAATCACTAGAAAAAATTTTCATTATAGCCGAAGCGCAACCCGGAAGAGCAGATAAATCATTAGCTGAAGTATCATTAATAATACACTCTGACAGATAATTGTCATCAGTAGTCGATATATTGTCATCGGCTCCATTGGGATTAGTTGGATCTGCAAAATAAAATTTAGCAGAGCTGCCAGCATCCACCACATATAAATTAAAATAATATGTTTTATTTCTTCTTAGACCAGTAGTCGTCGCCTTTAATGTGCCGTTTGTAATTGCATCAGCAACATCAGTATGTGCTGCCGGGGGTAATGTAGTAAACCATACAGCAGCAGAATTTGGTTCTTCCCAACCATGATGTGCCATGGCAGTATCAATACCAATCATCATGACACCCATAAGAATGGATAACAATAATGTAAAATATCGAGTCATATATTGCTTCATCATATTATTAGTTTCCTACAATCCAAAATAGAGTTGTTGCCGGAGTGGCGGCGTGGAAGGTCGGGGGAGTAGTAACTTGCAAAAAAACCCACATTGCCCCTACATTAAATCCATCATAAACACCGGATCCTGAAAATTCTGTACATACCCCAACCGCTGCGCCGTTCAAAGCCGACCCCGTGATAGCAACGCTATCGGCACAAGTAGAGTCGGCACATATTCTCATGTTTGCAATTGTATCGCCGCTTGAAGCCGCAGCTCCAATATCAGTGGATACACAAATCGTGGCAGTTGGAGCCGAAATAAACAAAGGAGCAGAAGAACAATTTGAACCAATCGTGCAAATAAATTCAGCAGGCACAGAAGGATCTGTTACGTTGTCTATTACTACTCCTGTTGTAGTTCCTGAAACAGGTCCTTTGATCGCCCAATATAATGTCTGATTTCTCCTTAGATTATTATCAGTCCTGTGGAGGTTTCCGTCTGTCAAATTATCAAATTCATCATTAGGAACAGACCGCATCCACTTATGCTTAATCTGGGCATTATCCGCCTTCGCCATCGAAGGAACCAGCAAAACCCCCACAATCGCAAGGCACATTAAAAATCTTTTCTTAAACTTCATTGTATTAATTCTCCTAAAAGGGTAAAGTATTCTACTTCTATTTATCCTATTATTTGTCCCAGGATTTTTGAGCCGTGAAATTATTGTACGAGAATTCTAGCCGATCCACCAGCTTAACTGCATTTCCCTTCAGTCTGTCTACGACCACATAGCCTTCGTCAGGCGTCACCTTATATCCAGTCTTGGTCTTGATGAATGTCTTTGCCATTCTTCGGGCACCCGTATCTAGCTTGTCTATGATAAACTGTTTTGCATCAAGAATATGACTCTGGAACTCGACAACCTGACGAACAGTAGCCTCTGTTCTCCGAATGGTCCGAAGATGTTCTTTCATAATCATCTCTTTTCGCTTCTTCATTTTTTCCTGTTTCATAGGATCAATCTGCTTTGTCTTCCACCATTCCTCGAAGTATTTGGCATAGCCTCGCGAGTGCGCGCGAGGATCAGAAACCTTTTCCCCTGCTCGAACCTTTGTATTGTTATATGTCTTGAAAGAAGAACCAACCGCAGAACCAGCCAGTTTGTCTTGTGTGTCAAGAAAGTTTTTCAGGGCTCGCGAGTCAATCTTCTGAAATACTTTACCAGCACGCGCCAGGTATCGAGTGATCTCTTTCGTTTCGGCTTTTGTGAATAACATCTTACCGGAAACATCTCGATATGATGCATCTTCAAACCAGACATTCTTGGTTTGTTTCAAGCCAGAAACGCTTGCTCCGAAGGAGGCACTCAGGTCAGCCAATGTGGCTCCTCCAGAATAGGTAGTATGCCATACAACACCTAGCTTGGCTGCCTTGATTCTCTTTGCGAATTGGCTATTTGCAGGCACGGCATAGACAATTGTATTGGGCTGAAACGTAACATAGTCTTCGCCACCAATCGAGGTTGTCTCAAGGTCGGACTGAGTGAACATCATGTCGCCTTGAAGGACACCTTTGATTCCGATGGCCGGAAGAGTCTTCAGAGCAATTTGGAGCTTGTCGCGAAGCCCTCCTGAATAGCCATGCTTGTCAAGATCGGATTTAGACTTGACCAGCTTTGGGTTCTTGGCGAACACACCTTTCGTTCCGACAAAAAACTTTCCATCTTCTGGGTCGATGCCTGCGAAGATTGCAGGAGCGCCATCCCACTTGACAGAGATGTCTACCTTACCCTTTGACTGCCCTGAGAACATGTCGCGAAGAGACTGAATGAAGTTGATTGCTGCACGACCCCCAGGCACACCGAAGTTTAGAATTTCATCTTCAATATGTTCAGTCATTCGAGATGCAAGTTTTTACCTGCACCTCGATTGGCCCCCCCTTCTACAATAAAATGCCCGAAACTTTGCATTAGTTAATCCATTCTACAAGCAGACCTGAATATTTGCCTCTTGTGGTTGGTTGTTTAGCAACACCTTTGATTGTACTATAAGGAAGTCGATGTAGTTCGGCAAATTCTTTTAAACATCCAAACTCTTCTGTTTTCCCATTCCATGTCACTCTACAAGGTTTTGCTCTTGGATTTTTAGCTCCAAATTTATCGTAGCTTATCCAATTCCGATTTACGCTCTTAGCTCCTATTTTTCGTTTGGTTTCTTCTGAGTGCCTTTTTCCTAACATTGTGCCAGGCTTGCCTAATTGAGGCTTTGCCCAACTCCGTATATTCTTTCTCTCTTCTGAAGAAAATTGAGCCCAGTATTCTTTCATTGAGTTTGAGTTGCCACCAAACCCACCGCGTGAGAGGTTATAGTAGTTCGGATCTTCTACTGCATTCTCTATATCAATCCACCTCTCTTCCGATTCACATAGCTCGGATAGTGAATCACACTCCTGTATGGTTTCCCTAGAGAAGTTTTCACGACCATACTTACGAATAGCCTTCTTTAAAATAGTTCCTGAACCCAAGTATATACCAGTCTCATTATGCGAACACATACCAATGTATTGTTTTCCGTTCAAATTGTTGGTTGTTCTGTATATAAACATATTCTTCCCGGGTGCTGCGCCTTCGGATAGTATGTGTTGGGTGAATGATTGCAAAATATTATTTCTCTTGAGTTATTAGTTTGGACCTGTTACAAAGTCTTTAAGATTCTTTAACGCACTTCCCTTTTCAATATAATTTCTATAATATGGCTGACCTTTAACTGTTTCAGCCTTTACCCTAAACACAAACAAAGATTTACCCGTTGTTCCGGGTTCTTTAATAGTAATTTTGGGGAGGGGTCCTTTTGCCACTTTACTGTCATATGTTTTATACTCAACTTCATAGAGAGGCTCACCATCAGCCCATATGAGGGGAAGTTTTTCAAAATTATATATACGAGCTTCATTAGCCGTTAATTGAACCAAATGAACGAATTCCTGATTTAATGTTGCAAAATCAATTATTCCCTTCGCTAAGTTTTGATAAAATTTTGTGCGCGCACGTTTCCTTTCACCACCACCTTCCTTTAATTGTGTTTGTATATCTTTAGCCACCGATTGATATAATCCACCAACAGCATTTCTAATACGGAAGTTCTGGGAACTCTTTGAACCCGTCTTAGGCCCTTTAGCTTCCTTAAAAGCAGCTCCATAGCTACTTACACTAATGGAGTCGCCAAATAATGTATTAAAATATTTCTCATACCCCATTGTCCTCCCCGAATTTTCCCAGTCGGTTCCTCCTTTTTGTCCAAATTGTTCGACGCCTCCATGCTTCAAGGATATTTTAATGTCCACTCCCATACGTTTATTACCCACCATGATAGTCCTGGGTTCACCTTCATCGTCTGTAATATTAACTTCTACATCAACTTTTGTTCCTTTAGCCGAACCAGCGAGCCCAACAGCCCGACATTCAATAAAATCATAACGCCTATTATTATATACTTCATGGGCCCATTTTTTAACCTTATCTCCATTTGCATAAGCAGCGGAACCGGCCAGCATATTTTTCATTGCTATTTGATTTGGTTTTTTATCGCCGGCATCCAATAGAAATTTCATATTTGCGGCCGACAGACCAATATACAAACAAAGGTCGTCGTCCACATAATCATCGACCATACCATAATTAGGTGTCTGAAAAATTGCCTGGATTTCTTTACCTTTACCGCGGTTTTTAACTGCAAATCCTCTAGCTTTTGACCCAGCATTTGCATTGACCCCAGTTTTGGTAACACCCATACCTAATCCCGATTTTAATTTTTTACACACGGCTAAAATATCATCTGAAGTAACATTTCCTCCATGGCGATAATCTTTAAATCTACAAGCAAGAGCAATAGCCATAACACCTTCGGCAACATCTCCTAAATTTGCCCCACCTGTTGGTTTACGAATTTCACCAAATGGAACAATAATTTTTTCTCCCCCAGGTCCGACCGTAGCCTCAAAACCAATAGCCCCCGCAGGAAGGGCCCGACTTCCCCGCCGAGGCCTTGCGGAAACTCGCCTTGCTGTACCTGCATCCGCTGCCTTTTCACTCCAGTTACTTAATGCTTTTACATTTGATGAACTTAAATTAACATATACTATATAATCACCTGTTCTGGCTGGTATTTTTTCTACTTGGCCATCAAGGCTAGTCCCAATCTTAATCTCACCTTGATTAAATAGTTCATGAACACCTTCAATATATTTTGCAAAGCCTTCCGGTTTGGATACTCCTTGAATCATTCCCGTAGATTGCGGTATTTGAGCCATATCTAATCCCCACTCGGCGGGTCATACACCATATGCCCAACCTCAAACATCATCTTGAGTTCAAGCCCTCCGGAGCTAGTGGTACGAAACTTGGTGCGAAGATGCCAGAATTTATCTCCTGTATTTTTATCCAGAACCTCAATAGCATTATCGGTAAAATTGAGTTTGAATTGAATGTTCTTATTTGCTTCCAACTTTTTGATATTAGCTACAGTAATTTCACTAATCTTTGAGGGGCTAAGATTGATAACATCAGCCGCATCACTTCCGAACGCAGCTAATTTCAATAGATT